TGGGACGTCTGTCATCAGACGCATTTTTTAATACATTTGATAGAATAAAACAACGTAATTATAATAAGTTACCACCTGTAGATAATGCAAATGATAATATGATGTATGGATCACAAGTTGCAGAAACAACAAGTCCAATACATAAACAACCAAAATTAGCATTTAATAATAGTCCATTATATCCAGTACGACCAACTGAGATAGAAAACGATTATATTTCTACAGGAAAAGAGTTTGTAGCAAATAAAACAACTGCATTAAAAAGACCACTTAAATTGCCAGATGGCAGGGTAATAATGGTACCATTTGATCCAGAAGATATGGATCCAATGACAGTTGCTATGGGATATGCGGCTTTAGGTTTATCTAAATTTACGGAATTATTTCCAAATTTTAGACCAATAAAAGGGTTTAAAAATTTTGGTAAATTAATAAGAGATAAAGCAAAGCAAGATACGAATAAGGAATCTGATTTGTTGTTAAAATTACAACAACAGATGAATTATAAAGAAGGTGCAATATCGCAAAAAGCGTTAGGCACATTACGCAACATTTCTGCCGAAGATAAGAAATTTGTTGATTACATGAAAGCACAGTTTTGATGTGCGCCAAGTGTAAAAAAATACGAAAAATTATAACCAAAATCATTGCAAGGAGAAAACGCAAATGAGAATGACTGAAATGATACCAAACTCACCTATTGCAGTACAGAAGTCTGTACGTAGTGCAAAAGGCCGAGTGTTAACATCGGGTGATGCAGGAAAAATTCTGCCACTGAAGTATGAATGGTTACATCGCGAAGATGGCGTACGAAGCGGTAAAGTTAGAGTTAACGTTGAAATGATGGAAACATCAGAAATGTTAATGAACGGTGTGGGCGTAACATTATACGCACATTTCGTACCAATGCTTGCATTTGACCGTTTTAACGGATCAATGGACGAATTAAACCGATCATATAAAAAAGAAAATGGCGCGGCTGGAAGTGTTGTACCATTTTTTGAAAGTAATAAATATTATAATCCGTCAACAAATACAATACAAACTGTTAACGAGGCAACAGCAGTTATATATGATACTATTGATATGACAACAAACGTTGATAATAAATTATTTAACCAAACAATGGGTATTCATTTTCAATCGGGTAAATATAATACAACAATTGTTGAAGCATATAACGCAATTGTTAATCATAGACGCAAAGCACGTTCAAAATCGTTACCATTAAGAAACGCATTTGATTATTCATTAGCTGACGCGTTTTGGATTAATAACGGAATGCAAAATATTGTTCCTGATTATGATCAGAATTTAATTGACGGACAAGTAACACTTGCCGGATTAACATTCCAAGCACCTATTAAAGCACCTGCATTTAGGTCAGACCATAGAACTGGAACGGCAACAGGAAATAATACAGCTGATGGAAACACAACAGCACCTGCAATGATAGGTACTGATATTATTGACGAAGGCGATATGTATTTATTTGAAGATATATACGCAGAGTTAACAACAGGCGGAAACGCAACAATGTCATTGGCTGACATTGAACAAGCACGTAAAACAGCGGCTTTTGCTAAATTAAGAGCAAAGTACGATGGAATAGACGACGAACATGTGATTGATTTGCTTATGTCAGGAATTAGAGTTCCAGAAGAAGCATTAAAACATCCAATTTTATTGGGTCGTCAACGTGCAATGATAGGATTTAACCAACGTTATGCAACAGATGGCGCAAACTTGGATAAGTCTGCAACAAACGGTATGGCAACAATTGACATGAATATAAGAACACCTGGAAACATGAACACAGGTGGAATTATAATGATTTGTGCCGAGATTGTTCCGGAACAATTATGGGAACGTAAGAAAGACTATTTCTTATATACAACAGACCCAGATACGTTACCAAATTATTTGAGCGATATTTTGGATCCTGAGAAAGTTGCCGTGGTGAAGAACGATCACGCAGATGTAAATCACGCAACACCAGATGGAACATTTGGTTATGCACCATTAAACCATGAATGGCAACGTGACGCGGTAAATGTAGGTGGTAAATATTACCGCCCTGCAAATGACGCATTTGACGAGGACAGAGCTAAAATTTGGTCTTCTGAGTCAATTGATCCGACTTTAAATGAATCATTCTATTTATGTTCGGATTTGCACAAGAAAGTATTTGCTGACCAGGTAAGCGACAGTTTTGAAATTACATGTTTAACGGACATGCAAATTGTAGGAAACACCGTATTCGGTGCAGGATTACAAGAAACTGACGCAACAAGCGATTACGACACAATCACTTCACAAGTTGATTCCTCACGTATCGTGAAGTGATAAAAAGCAGGGGAGTCCTCCCCTCCCCTGCTCATTTTAAAAAGGAAAATAGAAAATGAATAGAATAAAGCACGGCAATGTAAATAAGTGGACAGCTACAAAAGCAGGACAAGTGATTGAGTTTGCATCAAGCAAACCAAGACATGTTAAGTTTGAAATTACA